ATTCAGGAACTGCAATTCCAATCACAGTAGGTGGTGGAGGCACTGGTAACTTTCCAGGAACTGGTTCTGCTGGTTCACCTTCAGTTTTTTCAACAATAACTTCAACAGGTGGTGGTTTAGGTAAAAATTCAGGAGCCGGAAACCCAGGTGGTTCAGGATCAGGAGGTGGTGGAGAAGCACCAAGCACATCAGCAGGTGGTTCAGGTAATACTCCTCCAGTGAGTCCACCACAAGGTAATGATGGAGGCACTGGTTCACAAAGTCCTGCAACAGGTTCAGGTGGCGGTGGAGGTGCAGGTGCAGTTGGAACAAATTCATCAGGTCACAATGCAGGAGCTGGTGGTGAAGGTTCAAATTCTTTTTCACCATTCTTAGGTCCTTTAGCACCAAGTTTTGGAACAACTGGACCAAGTCCAGGTAGATATTTTGCTGGCGGTGGTGGCGGAGCAACAGAACAAGGAACTAATGCTGCAGGTGGAGCTGGCGGTGGAGGACAAGGTGGTCCAGGACCAAGCTCATCAGGAAACGGTGGAGCAGGCACAGCCAACACTGGCGGTGGTGGTGGAGGTGGCGGTAGAGGCCCAGGAACAAGTGGAGATCACCAAGGAGGTGCAGGTGGTTCAGGTATCGTAGTTATTCGTCATGCAACAGCAAACGGAGGTTCAGGTGGTAATTCTACATCAACTTGTGGATCAGACACGATTAGAGTATTTACAGCGGACGGTACATTTACGGCTTAATAATTAAATTATGACTAGTACAATTAAAGTAGATAACATTCAGAAACAATCAGATGGAACTAACATTATAAAAAAATGTGGTTCAACAGTAACAATTGGTTCTGGTCCATCAAACCCTATTGTGGTTTGTGGTTCAACAGTTACAATTGGTAGATGTGGTGGTTCTGTAGCTCTTGCATCAGGCGCTACACAAACAGGTTTTGGTAGAACAGGAACTGTTGATTGGTGTGGAACAGCTAAGACTTCACCTTTTACTGCAACTAGTGGCGATGGATTTTTTCTTAACACAACGGGTGGTGCAATAACTGTAACACTTCCAAGCTCACCTAGTGCTGGAGATATTGTGTCTTTTGCAGATTATGCAAATACATGGGCTACTGCATGTAAAGATGTTACCATTTGTAGAAATGGATCAAAGATTAATGGTGGTTGTTTTAATGCGACTTTAAACACTGCGGGTCAATCAGTAACTTTAATTTATGCAGATGATACTAGAGGTTGGAAAAATATTCAAGACTCGACAAGTAACGTGACAGGTGCACCTAATTTCATTAACGCTACAGGCGGAACAATAACTACTTCAGGAGATTTTAAAATTCACACTTTTACTAGTAGTGGAAACTTTTGTATTTCAACAGCTCCAACACCAGGTAATAACAATGTAGACTATTTAGTTATAGGTGGAGGCGGAAGCGCTGGTGTACCAAACGGTGGCGGTGGAGGTGGAGGTGGTTTTAGAGAAGCTCATACTACTCCTGTTTCAGGATCATACACAGCTAGTCCTTTATCTATTTCCACTCCTATACCTGTATCAGCTCAAAATTTTCCAATCACTGTAGGTGGTGGAGGGTCTTCTGGTAACTGTGGAAGTGCTTCAATTTTTAGTACAATTACATCTTCTGGTGGTGGAAAAGGTGGAACACAAGGACAAGCAGGAACTGCTGGTGCTTCTGGTGGTGGAGCAGGAAGAGATTCTAATACTAGTGGTGGGGCAGGAAACACTCCACCTGTAAGTCCTCCACAAGGAAATGCAGGAGGACCTGTTTCATCCAGTGCATATGCTGGTGGTGGCGGTGGTGGCGGAGCCTCTGCTGCTGGTACTAGTGGTGGTGGCGGATCTTCAGGCGGTGGAGAATTTTCTGGCGGTGGCGGAGATGGTCATGGGACAGAAATTAATCCAGCTGCAGGCGTGCCAGGACCAAGTGGTCCATTAAGATATTTTTCTGGTGGAGGTAGTGGAAATAACGCTACAGGATCACCAGGTGCAGTTAACCCAAGTTCAAGTCCTTCTCCGGGTAAAACTGGGAAAGCGGGAGTAGGTGGCGGTGGTCAAGGTTACGGAGCATCTCCTCCAATTTCAAGTATACCTGGAAACGGAACAGATAATACAGGCGGTGGCGGTGGGTCTGCAAACACTGGTCTTGGTGGATCGGGTGTAGTAATAATAAGGTATAAATTTCAATAATGAGTACAATTAAAGTAAATAAAATAGAAAAAAGATCAGGCAGCACACTAGAATTAGGTGGACCAGGCACAGCAGTGACTTTAGCTTGTGGTGCTACACAAACAGGATTTGGTAGAACAGGGACTGTAGATTGGTGTACTACTGCAAAAACAAGTCCTTTCACAGCAACAAGTGGTTCAGGATTTTTTGTAGATACATCTTCAGGAGCAATAACAGTTACTTTACCATCATCTCCAAGTGCTGGAGACATAGTTTCAATAAATGATTTAAAAGGAAAATTTGGTTGTAATGCCGTCACATTAGGCAGAAACGGATCTAAAATAAAAGGCACTTGCAGTGATGGTATTTTAAATAAAGCTAGAGAATCAGCTACAGTAATTTATTCAGGAGCATGTCAAGGATGGGTCACTACAGCAGACGCAAACGTAATTTCTGGAAGTGCAGTAGCTTTTCAATACAATGTAAGATATTTAGTAGTTGCAGGTGGTGGAGGTGGTGGAGCTGCTGATGGTGGTAATGGTGGAGGATCGGGTGCAGGTGCAGGTGGTTTTAGAACAGTTTGTTCAGCAAATTTTTCAGTTACATCAGGAGTAGCTATTCCAATTACAGTCGGTGGTGGTGGAACAGCAGGAACTGCTGGTTCAGCATACCCAACACCAGTTCCAAGTTACACACAAGGAACAGCAGGTTCAAATTCAATATTTAGCACAATAACTTCAGCAGGTGGCGGTCATGGTTCTTTTGCTAAATGTTGTAGTGGTGGAAATGGTGGAGACGGAGGTTCAGGAGGTGGCGCATCAGGTGGACCAAGTAGTACAGGAGGATCAGGTAATACACCACCAGTATCACCGCCTCAAGGTAACGATGGTGGAGATGGTGGAGGTGCAGCCAGAGGATCAGGAGGTGGTGGAGCTGCTGCTGCAGGTCAAGATGGTGATGTTCCAAGTAATACAGCAGTGGGTGGAGCAGGATCACCAACTTCAATTTTAGGATCAATACCTCAAGCACCAAGTTTTGGAGAGCCAGGACCGGCTCCAGGAAGATTTTTTGCAGGTGGTGGAGGAGGTGGACTTTATTCAGGTTCACCACAAGCACCAGTTACTAATAATGGTGGAGTAGGTGGTGGTGGAGAAGGTGGAACACCTGGATGTGGATCAGCAGGTTCAACTAACATGGGTGGTGGCGGTGGTGGTGCTGGTAGAGGTCCAGGACCAGCAGGGCCTACCTCACCTAAAAATGGCGCCGCAGGTGGAAGTGGTATTGTTATCCTTCGTCATGCAACAGCAGATGGAACTCCAGGTACATCAGGTGGTAATACCGTTGCTACTTGTGGATCAGATACAATTAGGATATTTACTGCAGATGGAACATTTACACCTTAAATTAATGATTTTACAAACTTTAACAAATAATATATAAGGAGAACATTATGGCACATTACGCAAAACTAGGAGCAAACAATAAAGTTATAGCAGTTCATGTTGTGGCTGATAAAGATTGTCAAAATGCTGATGGTGTTGAAGATGAAGAAGTAGGCAGACAATTTTTGGAAAGAATTCATAGCTGGCCTCTTTGGAAAAAAACATCTTATAATACATATAATAATAAACATGCATCAGGCGATAATTCAAAAGCATTTAGAGGTAATTATGCTGGTATAGGCATGACTTATGATGAAGATAATGATATTTTTATTTATAAAAAACCACATGCTAGTTGGGTGCTTAATACAGCAGAAGCAAGATGGCAATCACCAGCGGGTGATGCTCCTGCTTTAACAGCAGAACAACTTTCACAAAATGATGCCGACACTCATTCATGGGATCATGATTGGAATGAGTCAACACAGAATTGGGATTTAATAGATAGAAAAGTTTAATTTATGCAGAAGGTGGTGTTATCTGAAGTTGACTTGTATACTGGCGAAGTTGCGATGCCCAAAGGTTTTGATATTGATCGCAATGTAATAAAAAACAACATCATAGAATCTTACATAAATAAAAAACGAATTAACGACAATCCTAGAGCATATTCCTTTAATGATTATAAAGTAAATTTTTGTCAACCATTACAATGGTTGCAAGACTATATTAGAGATCATTGTAAAGTTGAATATGGTTATACTTTAGTAACTAAAACTATACACGGAAACGTTATATCCCCTAAAGAAAAATCTTGGACAAGACATCAAGTTGATCCTGTTGATTTACGTAACTCACCGGATTATACTTTAATCTATGGTGTTGATGTTAAAGAAGAATCTTCAGAATGTATTATTGAATATGATGATAATAGAAGAAAAAATAAAACTTGGCATATACCTATGAAGAATAATTATTTTATTATGTTTCCAGCTACTAATAAATATTCTTTTTCACCAAATAAATCTGAAAACTTAAATACAATTTTAACAATCACTTATGAATATATCTAATTACTTCTGGTACTTTCAATCTGTTATACCGCCAAGAATTTGTGACATGATTGTGCAATATGGTAAAGCAGAAAAGAATAGAGAGATTATGGCTATTACAGGTGGTTTTGGTAGAGATAGAAATTTAGAAAAGCAACCCCTTACAAAAGACGAAATAAAAAATTTACAAAAGAAAAGAGATTCAAATATTGTTTGGATGAACGATAGATGGATATACAAAGAAATTCAGCCCTATGTTCATATGGCAAATAAAAATGCAGGTTGGAATTTTGAATGGGATTATTCTGAGTCTTGTCAGTTTACGATATATAAAAAGGGACAATACTATGATTGGCATTGTGATAGTTGGGATAAACCTTATGTAGAAGAGGGTCCAACAAAAGGAAAAATAAGAAAGTTATCTGTAACAGTAACACTTACAGATCCAAAAGAATATAAAGGTGGTGAATT